ATCATCCAATCACGGAAATCCTCATATGTGCCAAATTTTGGTGTATCCATCATTTACTGACCTGTATCACAGCCTGCGTTTCACCAGTGGAATAGTCAGGAACTACCAGCATGGTGCCCTTAGGCGTCAGCACAGTCCTGGGCAGGGTCAAACCAGTATTATCTTTGTGTGAGGGACTGTAATGCACATTTGAACTATATGGCACGGTGTGGACAGCACACGAGGCCAACAAAAAACCGCAAACCGTTGCTACCGCTGTGCTTCGCACCATTTATTTCTCCATCCACGAGTCATCATCAACTCTAGCCTCATAACTGCTTTGGAGAGCTCGTAAGGCCGATTGTTGAACTACACTTATTTGAGGTTTAAATTCCTTGGGTTTTTCTTCAGCTCGAAATAACTTGCCAAATCGTGTTTGGTTATCCCAATATTCACTGATGATATCAGCCAATTCTACTTTGGTTACAACGTATGTAATTTCAGGAATTGAGTCTGCATTTATAATGCCTTTTGCCTCATCTTTTAGTTTAAGTCCTTCGCCTAAAACAACACCTTTGGTTTGCCCAAGCGGAATAAGGTGACTCCAATGCCTATAATTCATATTGCCTGGATCAATGTATGTTTTATAATCCCGTTGTGTTTTGATTCCTTTTAGGTGAGCTGTATGAACATTCCCACCGTGTATTGAACGTCGCTCTTGTATTTCTGTAATAAAAACGGGTTCATCAATTATTGTATATTTTCCCATGTCATTCTCCTATTGTTATTATTATAGCTTCTTTTTGTGTGTGCGTCTACCTTCAAATTCGCCAAAATCAATTTCCTTAACTTCCACGTCTGAGATATCATACATTAATTGGTTTCGCAGTATGTTATAGTTAATGTCTCCATCTTTGGTCGTATCGACGTAATGTGCAGGTGGTTCACTGGTGCCATTGGTAGGTATGTTGGGTATGATTTTGTAATAAGCCATTGTTTACTCCTATACTATTATTTATCGTATAAATATTATTAACAGTTTAAAGGAGGTTCAAATGAGAATAACTTGCAGTAGATGGGGAACAAAATTCAGTGCATTCCAAGTTGAAAGACTCTATTCAGAATGTCGTGCATGGATGGACTTTGACGAGTTTCATGTGTTCACAGATCAACCTGAACCATTACACCCCAATATTATCCGTCACGAAATACCCAAGTCAGAGGCTTACCGCAGTTGGTGGAGTAAGTTATTGCAATTTAAAGAATTTACCTCAGGTAAGACCTTAAGTTTAGACATTGACATACACATTAGAGATCGAGTTGAAGTGCAATTTAGTGAAAGTTATATGTTAGCACAGTTGGATCCTTTGAGCAGTTACATACCAGAGAAAAATGTAAAATATATTAATTCTTCATTCTTAACATACGATGGAGACTTTGGTTGGGTGCATGACAAGTATATGGCGGACTGGAAAAACATACAGCATCGCTATAGAGGAGATCAAGAGTTTATGTATGGGGAGTATAAAGAAAACTTTCGTTATCATAAGCCCGTGTTTGAAAGTTATAAGTGGTCAGCAAAACAAAAAGGATACAGTGAAATGCCAATAGTAAACTTTCATGGTGAGGATGTAAAGAAAGATCTATGATCAGAGCTAATGAAAATTATGGATTAAAACAACTTCATGGATTGAAATGGGGAATCTATAAGTTTGTTAATGGCGGCAATCAAGTTAGAACCCGAGAGTTTGGTGGTGACGTTGAGCGACTAAAAGATCAAGACCTGTCATTGGTTACCGATAAGGATAGGTTAATAATAATGGGAAACATTTGGGTTCATCCCGAAACTATGGAACAGACAAGATTTAGACATCCTGACCTAATCAGTAAAATAGGTTGTGAAGCATATTACTGGGATAATCCACAGTTGCCACACCTATTATATCAAGGCGAATGGAATCCTCAAGGTTATAAAAACTGGATGCGATTGGTTAAAGGTAATACAGCAACACAAACAACAAAAGATTCTGAATCTTATTATAAAAAAACTGGTCCAGGCACCGGAGCATATCGTATTAACAAACAACTTGAATCGTTAACCAACGGCAAATATACCACTTGGCAAAGCATTGTTGGACCACGTAGAGAATGTAAAATTAGATCAAACAAAGCATTACTTTGTCCGTCAGGTGCAGGAATTTTTGAAAATTATTATGGCTTAAACAAGCGACAATGGATACAAAACAAAACAAAAGAATTAACGGAAAAAGGCTGGCAAGTTATCCTAAGAGATAAGCCCACTAGAAGTGCCAGAGAAACAACCACACACGGACGTCTGTATCAAAGACTCATTACAGACAACATTGGCATAACTGTTTCATTGCATTCAGTTGCACCAGTGGAGAGTTTGTTAGTTGGAGTCCCTGCCCTAGTTGAAGGAAGGCACGCAGGAGGAGATTGTGCCACAAATTACGATGAGTATCTAAAAACAGGAAATATTTTATTACCAAGCCAAGAAAAAGTTGAAGGTTGGGTTAATTGTTTGTTAGAAGAGACTTATCACAAAACAGAAGTTTACAAAGGAGAATGGAATGCCATTTAAAAAAGGAGAGGTTAGTAACCCAGGAGGTAAAAAACCCAAGTATGCTTTAGGATCATTATGGAATAAAAGATATAGCATGGCTAAAGCACAAGCAAAGTATAGAAAAGAGGAATGGGCTTTTGATTCATTAAGTTGGATGAAAGTCTGGGAACTGTCAGGTGTAATGGAACACATAGGTGTTTACACCCATAGTTATAACATGGTAAGGTTAGATCCCATTGAAGCATGGGGACCAACTAATTGCATAATAGTATCTAGAAGGATGCACCTAAGCAAAAGAGCTTATGAAAGTTTTCATAAAAACATGGTTCCTAAAACTGATTGGAAAAGAAAACACGGAGTATTGAAAAATGCCTAAAGAAAAAAGTGTATACACTTGCCTAAGGAAAGAATATCCAAGAACGTGGCGCATATGGTATAGAATGAATCGTCGTTGTTTAAAAAATGCTAGGTCCTATGTTGATGTTGAAGTTTGTGAAGAATGGAATAAAGAAGACTCAGGCGAGTATGGCTTTCTTAATTTTATTGACCATATGGGACCAAGTGAAAAAGATCTATCAATTGATAGAATAAATCCATTTGGTGATTATGAACCTGGCAACTGTCGTTGGGCGACTCGTTTGGTTCAAAACAACAACACAAGGTTTCATACAACTGAAACAGGTCAAATATTAAAAAAAGCAGTTAAAAACGGTATCAATAAAGCTACCTTTTATAGTAGATGCAAAAGAGGATGGAACTTAACGGACGCGGCAACATTGCCACCTTCGGCTGAGAAATATAACCAAAGGATCATATAATGTTTAATAAAGATTATTCACCCTATGATGAATTACAAGAATTAAGAAAGTTTGCCTTAGGAGCAGACCAGCATATCGGTAATCTGTTGAAAAATGAAAAAGAAATGATTAAGGCTGTAAATGCTGTCCACGAAAGATTAGAACGAATGGAACGTAGATTAGCTTTAATGGAAAAAGTTTTAGAGGAACTTGCAAAGGCAAAATGATTAACACGCATAGAAAACAAGCATTGGAAAAATTTATTCTTGAACACGATCTAAAACGTGGTGCAGAAATAGGTGTATGGCAAGGAGAAACCAGCAGTCATATATTAACAAACACAGATTGTTTTTTATATCTTGTTGACCTATGGAGTGCCGTTGGCAAATGGAAAAAATGGCCTCATGCAAAAAATAAACGTATTACACTTGAAAGAATAAAAAAATCAAAAAATTACAAAATACTGCAAGGTGTAAGTTGGGAAGTGGCAGAACAAATACAGGATCAAGAATTAGATTTTGTTTTTATAGATGGTGACCATTCAACAGAAGGTGTGCGTAATGACATAAACGCATACACACCAAAAATAAAACAGGGTGGTTACATTATGGGACACGACTGGAGTTGGCAAAGTGTAAAAACAGCCGTTTCGGAATTTTGTCCAGAACCACAACTGCTAACAAATGGTATTTGGTATTATAAAAAAGGAGAAGAAAATGAAAGCACCTGAAAGAACAGATAGATTTTTATTACCGACAATGACTGTTGTAGGTAGTATTTTATTAATAGGAGATATATGGGGAGGCCTAAGTTCATACTGGGCATTTTTATATGTGCCTCTATTATTTTTAGGACATGGACAAGAATATAAATTCTTAGATTTAATTAGGAAAAACTAATGACAAACAAGGTTGCTATCGTAGGCAATGGCCCAGCAAGGAATTTATATCCTGGAACATTTGATGGAGACGTGTGTCTTAATAATGTTCCTCAACTTAATGTTGAATATAATTTTACAAGCATTGTTGATAGGAGATGTTTTGAATATATTCATAAAGAGAAATTACATTTTCCTAAACCTATTTTAACTACTAATGAATTATTTGAGCTGTCAAAGAAGTGGAAGTTTACAACTGAAGTTCAATCAGTATACGAATTAAAATTAATGAATTCGGCAACTACTGCGGCATACCACTTTACTAAAAGTTATGATGAAATATGGTTATATGGGTGTAATGCTTTATGGAGCACAGAAGTAAGTAGTCATCAAGACGAAATTATATTTAGACACAAAAGAAGGGATGATCTATACCAGCAATGGCGAACTAAATGGGAACAAGTTTGGGTTACTGGTAAAAAGTTTGTTATAGTATGCCCAGAAGGGACAGAAACAATAAATTATGGCGACAACGTCAAATGGAACAGCCCCAGCACTTTATAGACTGCTTAATCACTGCTGGGAATTCGTGATTAAGCACCTTATTCAAGCCCTTATTATTCAAAAGTCATAAATAAGTGTGTGGAACGGAAACCAATTAGGAGCTTTTAATGACTATTACACTAAGACAAGAATCAGCGACAGGGGCAACCACAAAAGGCTCCTCGTTAACATTCGCTGAATTAGATAACAATTTTAAACATTTATTACGCCAAGGCACAGTTGCGGTTGCTGGTGACAGTGGAGCACAACAAACACTAGGCGAAGCAGACAAAGATTCAACATTAATCATAGCAGGTGGAGCCAACATTTCAACGGCTGTATCAGCACCAGACTCAGCAGGTGCAACAACACTTACAATTACAAACGACATGGCGGCAGGACTTGCCAACATTGTTGAAGATACTTCACCACAGCTTGGTGGAGACCTAGATGTTAATGGTCAAGACATAGTTTCCACTTCAAATGCTAACATTGACATTGTTCCTAATGGAACAGGTGACGTTACTCTACAAGCAGACACAGTTCAAATTGGTGACAATAACGCAAACGCAACTTTAACAACTCAAGGCACAGGCGACCTTACACTAAACACAAACAGTGGAACAAACAGTGGAGCCATTGTTATTGCAGATGCGGCAAATGGAAATATTTCTATTACACCAAACGGAACAGGACAAACACAAACAACAAATTTACGTTATGACGAAGACATACACGACCTAGGAACAACAGGCGGAACAATTACACCTGATGTTGCTAACGGCAATGTTCAAACAATTACACTAAACAACAATTTAACTTTTAGTGCTTTTAGTAATCCAATAGCAGGACAAAGTTTAACATTAATTATTGACACTGACGGAACAGGAAGAACACTTACTTCAACAATGAAATTTGCTGGTGGCACAAAAACAATGTCAACAACAGACACATTTGATATAATGACTGTGTTCTATGATGGCACAAGATATTATGCCAACTATGTAACAAATTATAGCTAGGAGATAAAATGCCAATAGGATTTTCAAGAAGCGTATTTGGTAAAGTAGCAACGGGTTCTGCAGGAGTTGTCTGGGATGACATTTATCTTCTTAATGAATCTAGTCATTACGGTTATTCTGAATCATCTGGTCAAGGGTCAGTAGGTATTCATGTGTCAGAAGACGATGGCACTAAGATGTATATTTTGCATACAGATGATAAGATATTCCAGTATACACTTTCAACAGCATACGACATAGCAACTGCCTCTTATGCTTCTAAGACAAAAGACTTGTCTAGTGAAGGCGATATTAAAGAAGGTATGTGGATAAGTGAAGACGGAACAAGAGTTTTCCTTGTTGGAAGAACCTTAGACACGGTTCGTTCATACACAATGAGCACACCTTATGATATTTCAACTATGTCTTATGACAGCAAAAGTTTAGACGTTAGTGCTAAAGACAATGGACCAAGAGCAATATTTGTTAGCGACGATGGAACAGAACTTTATGTTTCTGGAGAGGGTGGTGGAGACATTCATCAGTATACAATGTCTTCAGCATACGATTTAGCTACTGCTAGTTTTACAGCAACTAAAGATACAAGTGGCGAATCATTAAATGGCTGTCACGCGATGCAATTTAACAGAGATGGATCAGTTCTTATTGTTGCTGACAACAACAATTATAGATGGCAAGAATATAATTTAAGCACAAATTGGGATATTTCAACAGCTTCAGCAGGAACACACTACATAAGAAGTTGGGAAGGAGCCGCAAAGGGGCTATACATTACTCCTGATGGAGAAAATGTTTACAGCACAGCAAGTCCTGATGCTGATTATGATTTTGTTACACAATATAAATTAACCACTGGTATTGCATTCGCATCTGATTCTTTTAGCTCAGACTTAAAATTAGCTGTTCCTTATGCTTTTAAAGAAACAGGGTTTTCAGATGTTGCTCCACGTATCAATACTGGATTAAGTTCACCAAACAATAATTGGTCAGGAGGCGGACCTAAGAGTCGTGCTGTAATGACTGGATCACAATATAAATTTTCAGACTATAATGGTAGTGGAGAATTTAATCAGACAGGTGAAGCTACAAATGGTGTTCATGCTACACACTATCCGGTAACATTTCCAAGTGCGGCATCAGGTTCTAATAGTTATTGTGTTGAATTTTGGATTAGAGCAACTGACTCCACTTCTAATAATAACTGGACTCTTAGTTCAGGAGACAGTGGCGGACGTTGGTTGTTTGGATTCAACACTGGTTCAAGCACAAGTTTTGGTAATGAAAATAACATTGGTCTAAGTAATTCTAATTGGCATCACGTTGCTATTGTTTTACACAGTGGCACAAAATATTTTTATCTTGATGGAGTTAACCAAGGTGCATGGTATTCTACTAATACAGGATTTTCAACTATTCATGTAGGACAATTTACTGCTACTGCTGGAGCCAACTTTAGAGGACAAATGCAAGATTTAAGAATTTATGTTGGCACCCATAAGTATCCAAGTGGAACTAGTTTTACACCGCCAACACAAATGGTAACAAGTTTTGGATAAGGAATAATAATGGCAATAAAATATACAATATCTTACACAAAAGACTCAGAAGAAAAAACACACATTCATAATTTTGACAATGAACCAACTTGGACAGAGCTTGAAGCACTTAAAGATGATTTCGAGTATGACGAAATAACAAATTGGGTTAGGGAGGATGTATAATGGCTTGGCCTAGTGGAACAAAAGCATCAACTGCCAATGTAGATGCAGGCACTGATTCAATTACAAGTGCAAGAGCAGATATCAAACAAAACTTTGATAATGTAAACGACATTATTGACCACCTTAACATTAGTTCACCAAGTGATGGAGATTTATTAAAGTATAGTTCTTCAAGTGGCAAGTGGGAACAGGTTGCTTCAACAAGTATAGGTAGTAATACTAAATTTGCAATTTTTGCCTTACACAATGTTACAGAAGAGTTGGTTACAGGAAATATCTATAGAAGATTGCTTACAATAAGTTTAGATCCAGATAATATCATGGACATTGATTCCACAGGCGATTTTACTTTTAATCTAGGTGCAGGAACTTATATCCTTATACCACTGAGTATTTTAGCACCTGATGCCACTGCAGACCCGTCCTTACACAATGACACAGACGATTCTCAAATACTTTCTGGATCATTTAATGAGATAGGCTCCGGCGGTGAAAGTTTATTACAGTTTGCATCCGCTTCATTTACCTTGTCTGGCACTAAAAGTTGCAGTTGGCGTATGAATGATCCTAATAGCACAGATAGAAGATATGGTGGTTCACACCTTCTTATTAAACTGTAAAATACAATTAACCACCCAGTCTTTATTCACTCCGAGTGCAATAAATAGTAATGTTATAACAGACAAATAAAACCTTAAGGAGTTCAAAAAAATGAGCAACGCATCGAATTATACTGAGGATCGCACTTTAGATTTTTGGTTAAAAAACAATTCAGCTTCTTCTACTTCTCCTTCTACTGTTTTTCTAGCACTTTTTACAAGCACAGATTCAACAGGTGGAACAGCAGAGAACTTAGAAGCAGGAATATTATCAAACGAAGTAACAACATCAGGAACAGCATACGTTAGACAATCAATAGCATTTGGAACTATTTCAAATGGTAGTGTTGCATCTAGTGGCACAGTAACCTATGCAACTGCAACTGCCAATTACGGCACAGTAACACACGTGGCAATTATGGACACTAATTCTACAAGTGATTCAGCAGGTGCAGGAAACGTTCTGTTCTATGGCGCTTTAACATCAGCGAAGACAATTGAATCTGGTGATACTTTTCAAATCCAGGCAGGATCACTTACGGTATCATTAGCATAGTAGTCACTTTAAGGAGTCCTTCTTGTGACGCAATATGTTAATAGTCCAGCTAGTTATATTGCCGATGACTATGTAACTTCCGATTACATAGGAACGACGGCTGACGAATATGTTACTTCAGGTTATGTAAGTGGTATCACCTTAGGTGAAGCATCACTTACATCTGCGGCAACATTAACAGCCACAGCCACCTTTGCAATATTTGGAACTGCTACTCTTAGCAGTTCAGCTACATTAACAGCAACCCCAACTAGAATACAGACAGGAGCAGGTGCACTAACATCTAGTGCATCATTAACTGCCGCTGGTGCAAGAACTAGAACCGCTAGTGTGGCAATGGAAGCCAACGTCGGTGGAACTACTTGGGAAAATGCAGGCACATGGGACAATCCTAGACAAGAGCATTGGAACAGTTTTACTGTTGACGCCATTAAACTAAAAAATGGTGAAGCTACCCTTTCAAGTGCATTTACACTTACAGCAGACGCAGATTTTACAGCAAGTGGAATTAGCATTGTTGCAAGTGCAGGAACACTAACAGCCGCCGCAACAGCTACTAGGAATGCTGAAGCTAGTATTAGCGGATTTGCAACCACTGTCCAAGCCGCTGGAAGAATAAGAACATTTGGTGCAGAACTAACAAGCTCATTTAGTGTAACTGCCGCGGCTCGAGTTACTTTACAAGGTGAAGCCGCTCTTTCTACATCTTGTTCACTTACAGCAGAAGCTGGAGCAGTAAGAGAAGGCATATCAATACAAGCCAGCCTTGGAACATTAACAGTTGCCGCTGATAGAATTAGAACTGGTAGTGCAAGTTTAAGCGGTGCATTTAGTTTAACTGCGGCATCAACAATAACTGGTGAAGCAAGTTTAAGTTCAACTACAACATTAACAGCCACTGGAATTGCAGTAGTATCTGGAATATCATCTTTAAGCTCAACCGCTAGTCTTAGTGCAAATGGAGGAGCATTATTTTCAGGAGAGGCTTCGATAACAGCACTTAACACGGTTGTTACGGTTGGAACCATTTACGTTATTGATCCATATAGGGTATATTCTATACCATCTGACACTAGAATTTTACAAATAGTGGAAGAACCCCGTAAATATACAGTGAAAACAGAAAATCGTGTAAATAGTATTATACATGAGACACGTGATATTACTGTGAAAAGCGAAACACGAAAATCAATAGTTCAAACATTAACTTTGGTAGAGTCTGCAACTTCACCATTGGACACAAGGGAATAGAGAATGCCAACACTTACAGGATTTCAAGAAGATAGAGTAGGAACTTACATTGAAAAGGATCCATATGCTGTCTTAGATTATTCTCTTGATTGGACTAATTGGATGCCAACAGGAGATACAATATCATCAATTACGGTTACAGCTCAAACCATTACAGGTGATGCATCAGCATTAGCAATAGATTCTTCAAGTAACACCAACTATATTGTAACAGCAACAATATCAGGTGGAACAGCTGGTAATATCTATAATGTAGAGTATAAAATGATAACAGCAAACGGATTACGAGATTCAAGAAACTTTAGAATCAAAGTATTAGAGAGACAAGTATAATGAGTGAAGATAATAAAAAACATTCAAACAAAAAAACTGTAGATAGAGATCTAATCTATAAACTTGCTTGTATTCAGTGCTCTGATCAAGAAATTGCAGAAGTAGTAGGCATAACAGCTAACCTACTTAGAAAAAGATTTAGAAGTTTATTAGAAAAAGGTAAAGAAACAGGTAAGCAAAGCCTTAGACGGGCTATGTGGGAAAAAGCAATGAACGGAGATACACGAGTTCAAATTTTCTTGTCAAAACAATATTTGGCTATGAAAGATTCTCCAGAAGATACACACAACAACACACCTTTACCTTGGGAAGACAATTAATATGCCATTAAGCCAAGCTCAAAAAGATATTTGCGATAGTGCTAAAGACAAACGATTTGTTGTGTCTGTTTGTGGAAGACGCTTTGGCAAAACATTTGTAAGCATGAGAGAATTAGCAAGAGCGGCATCACAACCTAACAGCCAAGTTTGGTATGTTAGTCCAAGTTATAGAATGTCAAAAGGAATTGTTTGGGATCAATTAAAAAATAAATTAAAAGAATTGCGTTGGATTGAACAAAGCAATGAAGCAGAATTAAAATTAAGATTAAAAAATGGATCAGTTATACATTTAAAAGGCGCAGACAATCCAGACTCTTTAAGAGGTGTAGGTTTGGATTTTATTGTTATGGATGAGTTTCAAGACATAGACAAAAGAACATGGGTAGAGGTTTTAAGACCTACACTATCTGACAAAGGTGGTAGAGCATTGTTCATTGGAACGCCAAGAGGTGTTGGTTCTTTTAGTCATGAAATGTATACAATGGCACAAGAAACTGATGACTGGGCCGCTCATACATACACAACATTAGACGGCGGTAATGTTCCTGAAAGTGAAATAGAACAAGCAAAAAGAGATATGGATCAAAAAACATTTGAACAGGAATATCTCGCAACATTTAACACTTATTCAGGCGTTGTATATTACAACTTCAATAGAGACTATACCGTTAAGAAAGCAGATGAATATTCACTACATGAATTACATTGTGGCATTGACTTTAACGTAGATCCTATGTCTTGTTCAGTATCAGTAATTGAAAATAATGAAATACATTTTATTGATGAAATTGTAATGAATGGATCTAACACAGATGAGGTTTGTGATGAATTAAAAAGACGTTATCCTAAGTCAAGGATTATAATGTATCCGGACCCCGCAGGCAAGGCAAGAAAATCGAGCGCCGGTGGTAGAACAGATATTAGTATACTACAAAACGCAGGATTTAAAGTTCTTGTTAGAAATAACCATACTCCTGTAAGAGACAGAGTAAACGCCGTTAATGCAAAATTAAAAAACACAAATGGGACACCAAGTTTGTTTGTTGATCCTAAGTGTAAACAAATTATAAGTTCTTTAGAACGTATAGTATACAAACCCGGAACATCCATTATAGACAAGGATGGAGATTTGGATCATATGGCTGACGCAGTAGGCTATCTAGTAGACTACCTTTATCCACTTCGAACTGATTATGAAGCTTCTGCACCGCAGAGATGGGCATTTTCAGGAACCAATAACACAAGGAGATGGAATTAATGCCTGTTATTAGAGATAGAGTCATAAAAGCTGACGGTTCAATTGCTGTTGACTATATTGTTGAGGCACATGATGCCTACAAACATTATCTAAATCGCTGGAGATTTTTAGGCGATTCATATACTGGTGGTTATGATTATTTCTTAGGAAAATACTTAGAACCATATTATTATGAATCTAAAGATGATTACGAAAAAAGAATAAGAGCAATAGGATTAGACAATCATGTTAAAAGCATTATTGGAATTTTCAATTCATTCTTATTTAGAAAACCTGTTAAAAGAGATCTTGGTCAATTAGAAAATGCTCCAGGAATAAATGCGTTTATGAAAGACGCAGACCTTGATGGTAGAAGTTTTGATGCATTTGTTACTGAGATGAGTGCGTTAAGCATGGTATATGGTAATGTTTGGGTAATCATTGACAAGCCAAACATACAGGTTGGCACAAGAGCAGAAGAACTAGAACAGGATATACGTCCTTATGTTTCTATGTTTACACCAGACAATGTTTTAGATTGGGAATACAAAAGAAGACAAAACGGTTTATACGAATTAGTATATCTAAAAGTAAAAGAAGAAGTAGTAGAAAACAAACAATACATCAGAGAATACACACCTGAAGAAATAAACGTATATGCAATTGACGGTGATGGAAAGACAGGTGGATTATTCAGCAGTATGCCTAACACACTAGGTAGAGTGCCTGCAGTTCCTGTCTACGCACAAAGATCAAATATAAGAGGTGTAGGTGTTAGTTCTATTGGCGATATAGCAGACATACAACGTGAACTGTATGAGATGGGTTCAGAGATTGAACAGATCATAAGATTAACAAATCATCCATCACTTGTAAAATCTGTCGACACAGAAGCCACAGCTGGTGCGGGATCAATCATTCAAATGCCACAAAACATGGACGCAGGTTTGAAACCTTATCTTCTACAACCTAACGGAGCATCAATTGAAAGTGTGTTAAGTGCTATAAAAACCAAAGTAGATTCAATAGATAGAATGGCATCACTTGGTGGAATTAGAAGCATAGAGAGTCGTAGACTTTCAGGCATTGGATTACAAACAGAATTCCAAATGCTTAACGCCAAGTTGGCAGACTTTGCCGCAAACTTGGAACTTGCAGAAGAAAAAATATGGAGATGCTGGGCTATGTATCAAGGCATGGCATTTGATGGCGAAATTGAATATCCACGTTCATTCTCAATACAAGACAAAGCAAATGATATTGCTATGTTAAAAATGGCCAAAGAAGCACAAATTACAGATCCAAGAATTACACGTGAAATTGATAAACGTATCTACGAAACTATTACAGAAGAGTTTATTGAAGATATAGGTGAAGAAGAAATGACGCACCCTACTTTAGATGCAACTTCTAAAGGACCACACATAAAAGAAATGATCATGCAAGGTTACACAGATGCACAAATTTTACAACTACATCCTGAACTGACACAACAAGACATTCAGGATACAAAACAAGAATTATTGCAACAAGGAGAATAACATGGCTATGAAGAAGAAAAAGAAAAAAGGTGGAAAAAGAGGCGGTAAAAGAGGCGGTAAAAAATAAGGCTCTTTGGAGTGATTATTTTTACAGCATACGTTCTTTTTGTCCATGGAGTTATAGTGCTTGGAAAAGAAACAAGATAGAAATTGTGTTATACACAGGTAATATAACAGACCTAGGACAATTTGAAGCTAGGGTTCACTGCTTAGACAGAAAACCAAGGTTTCTAAAAAAGATTGAACAACGTCTTAATGACGAACGTCAATCAGAAGAGTGGTTACACAGCCACCCGTCATTTGGTATCAACTCTACACCAGTGCCTGTGCTTATACAACAGGACAGAGAAGGGTTACAACGTGCGAGAAGTGAATAATGGGACAGTTTATTCCAGATAGGGATTTTATCAATGAAGAACCAAGTGAAAAAAGGATTAGAGAAATCCTGGAATTGTATAAAGAAAATATTTGGCGTTTTGAAGTCAAAAATAGTAAAGCGGCAGGCGTGAGGGCTAGGCACAACCTGTTAGAACTATATCATTTGTGTAAGACTAGACGCAAAGAGATATTGGACAGGAAAAAGGAGATAGTATGGTAACAGCATCTTCATTAGGATCTATGAGAACTGGTTCTAGACCAAAACCAAGACGTTTTAAATTAAAACAAATTGGTCGTAGAATTTACAACAAAAAGAAGAAGTAGTCGTGTGTGGCATAGTAGGAATCACTGCTAATGACGAACCTTTTGTATCTGAATATCTAAAAATAATAAAGCATAGAGGGCCAGATGGACAAGGTGTCTGGAGTGATGGTCGTGTTACCTTAGGTCATAATCTATTAGCAATTACAGATAAACCCCATCTATCTAAACAACCATATATTACACCCAAAGAAAATATTTTAATTTATAATGGAGAAATCTTTAACTATTATGAATTATTAAAAAAATATTCTAAT